TTATCTTTTCCAGAAGAACTACTGCCGGACGATTCGCCTTTCTTATTATCTTTTCCAGAAGAACTACTGCCGGACGATTCGCCTTTCTTATTATCTTTTCCAGAAGAACTACTGCCGGACGATCCGCTTTTTCGACGAACACCCCACCGCTGTCCTTTTATACCATAATGCTCAAGAAAGTTATCGATTTTTGGTTTACTAGTTTCTGGCATTTTACCTCCTAACATAGTTGAGCTTTTGGTTTTATTAATTAGTACGGTCTTATAGCAAGATGACAGCTTCTCCATCCGTGTTTGTTTCGTTCTCTACCACAGTTGAGAAAAGACGTGCCGCCGTAGTGTTGCCAACAGTATTGATGATGCTATTTGCAATCTTGTTTCCTATAGAAGAAAACTTCTTAGTGGAAGCTTCGTTAACAAATACAGTACCATTTTGTTTTAGAACTTCTTTGGTTTTTTCTTCTCCAGCGTTCGCTTTGACTACCATCTCTTTAGACCAACCTTTTCGACTAACATTTAACTCTTGTCCTTGTACATCGTAATTCTCAAGAAATTCGTTTGTAGTTACCGTCATAGGATTACCTCCGTTGCTGCAATAACTTCTTCTTCACGAAAAGTACTTAGGCGCCATTCATACTCTTGAATCTGTTTGTTAGTTGCTTCAATAAGGAACCCAGTTGTTGGTGGGTCAAACAGACTTCTTACTTTAAGGTAACTGTACGTCTTGATCATGTTGATCTGTACAGAAGAGACATCAAAGTCGGTCCATACTGCAGTTTCATCCACTATAAAGAACCCTTCGATTGGTCCGATACCAATCTGATTAAGAGTTGAGAATATTGCGTTTATATGTGTTATGATGTCTGGATCAAATGGTGTATAAGCTTCGCCTAGACCAAGAATCTTTTTTGTACTAATAAGAATGCTATCATCCATTAGTCGACCTCCTTTCTAGTTACCAAAGCTTGGTATCTCCAGGCGTTCGTGGTTTATTTGGGTGCACTAATAAACTTTTATCTCCATAGTGAATGGCGTTATGGGTATTGTGTGTTGTGGTTATTAGGTACTCTGGATCTGTGATCCAGTCCGATCGATGAATAATGTCGTCAACGGCTATTGGATTAATGTGGTGAATCATAATTTTAGCATTAATTTCATAACCCTCGACACCTAAGTCACACCCATTGTCTCTAACAATTACATGATCTCTAATATACCGCCATTCCACAGATCTGTAAAACTGTTGATTTAAATGGCGGTCAAATCCGAAGGTTGATTTACCAACTCCACCAAAGAGTTTGAGATACTCAAACCGATCATCAAAGGTTTCAATTCGACTTAGTTCGGAGTAAGTTTTGTCAACCACCAGGCATACCAATAGATTCTAAGAAGTTTTTGAAGTGTTGCTCAGGCATGTGGGTAAACGGCGTATCATGATCTCTATTTGTTAAAATACTATTGCCAACATCATACCCATTAGTAAGGCGTATATTTAACGCATCCTTATATAGAGATATATGCTCAGGAGAAACAACCCCATCAAACCTACCGTGAGCAAGACCAACTGGAGGAATCTTTGCTAGATCTTGTACCAAAACCATTTCAGCAAGACTTAAACCAATTGAATCTGCGCTAGTTAGATTGTATGAATAATCTTTTCCAAAGAAAAGATTGGCTGTGACTTTTAAAGCGCCTTTATTGTAGTCATACTTAGGCCCAAACTCAGGGTGCGTAATATCATTGTCATAAGCCCATTGCATGTCGGTTGGCGTTGCCCACCCGTACACTCCAAGAACAGACGGGTCAGCTGTGGCCGTTCGATAACCCCAACTGCTATTAACAGTTAAATCTTTTCCTTCATGATTATTCAAATCTCGACTAATAGCTGCAGCATGAGCTAGGTAAGAACCTGCCGAGTGTCCACAGACCATTTTATTTACGCCATCTAAAGGATATGTTGACTGTTCTTCAAGCCAAAGAAGGGCAAGTTTTATGTCAACAATAAAGCTTGGATAAAGACCAGATCCTTGTTCGGGCCATGCAGGCTTTGCGATGTCATATAGAGATAAATACCACGCATAAATGTAATCCACACTAAAGACCGCATAACCAAGTTTTAACAACCATTTAATCATCCACAATGGATTTTCTTGCCCAACAAAATGTCTTGTTCCTGCTGAGAAGAACCCACCATGGACAAGAATGATAGTCTTCCAACCATCTGGTGGAGCCGTTCTTGATGGATACCATAGAGAACCAACTCTGGCGGAGCGACTTGGATTATCATAGAAAATTTGATTAACATAGACAAAGTTGGATGCATCGTAAACATACTCTCGATTGTTTACACCCTCAGTCCAATTTTCTTTATCAACCGTATTGACAGATCCCCCAGACATTATTCCTTCTTCAATTACTGGTTCTTCAATCCCATTAACAATCTCAAAGAATTTGGGTTTTGGTGGATCATATGGTAGATCTGCTTGTCCATCAAGATTGTAGGTGTCCCAAATCTCAAGATCGCCGATCCACTGATCTGTTAAATAGCCAGCACCACACTTTCCAGTATGCCTACCAAGCATGATTGTATTCATGGATACATTTGTTGGATTACATTCCATAGTGTACCATGGTGTGCCGATATTGTCAAGTTCCCATATTTTAATTACTACTTTATAGGGAGATGCTGTTGGTTTAACTTGGATTTGAACTCTCCAAGTTTTAATGGCGTTCATTTGTTTTCCAACTGGCGCAATGCTAAATAATGTAGTGTTGGTGTTATGCTTTACAAATGGACGATCTCGAAAATTGTAAACCCCATCCGTTGTTACATTACTTAGCATCATGCTAAAACGATCAGTTGTGCTATTGTTAATGTAGTCCATGCCATTAGCCAACATAAAGGTAATTAGGTGTGGGAAAGAATCATTACCTGTAAACGCAGTAAGATCGTTATTTCTTGGAGTGTGATAAAAGCGACACGAATATGTGTCGATCGGCATGGCCCGGCTGGCATTTGGAAATGAACCAAGCTTCCAATAATTTCTTGCAGAAACAGCCCTACCAATATAGTCGTTGTAGAACATTCCACGATGCATTGGGTTTCTCTTTGCGGGATAGCCCCGAGGGTTACTTCCAAGGATTACTTTTGTTGAACCAATAAAACCATTAACCGTCGGATTAGTTTGATATCCTTCTACCGGATTTGGACATCTTGAAAGAGATGATCCTGGGTAAAGAAATACCAACCCATCAGACCCACCTTCTGGGTGAAGTCCAAGAAGTTTTGTCATGGATATCGCCTACAAATCTTTGTTCCGTCGGGAAGACCGGCCGAAGATTCTGCCGCGTCTAGAAACACAATTCCATCTCCATCTATCCCAACAGCACCATCAGCACCATCAGCACCATCAGCACCATCAGCACCCGCAGTATTTGGAAACGGTATTTCAGTCCCGTTTTTTTGTACAAGAACTAATGTTGTCCCATCAACATGAAGATATGCATTTACAATATTATTACCAGACTGGGTATTAAGGCTGTTAGCTAATGATTCAACTGCCGTAATCCTTGGCTCGTGGCTGGTTAATGTACTTTCAGAAATACTAATCCTATCTCTGTGTCCTTGTAGGACTGTAGAAAAGTCTCGGTGATGGTTTACATGAAAGCCATCACCAACATCTACGTCATCTGGTGGAATTGGCATACTTTCTCCTAACTAAATTGTACGATTTTTTATGGCCTCCATAACCACACTCTTGGAGCTTCAGCGTTTAACCCAACCCCAGCAACAGCAAGGCTATTGGGAGCAACAGTCAATGCACTACCAGTTCCTGCCGTATCTCCAACTGCAGCGGTTCCTCGATTAAAACTAGAGCGTTGAGTCGGGATACCAAGGGGCATTTGGGCAGGGCTATTTGACTGAGCCAACACTCCGGTCACGGTTGGTGTCGACGTGTAGGCATTTACTTGCATCTGTGCCCAGTACCAACCAGTAGCGAGAACTTCGCTGATGTTGATAGTTCGGAACCCTGCCGCTCCACTCATATCGATAGTTCCGTAGTCGGAGATAAGTTCTGACGCAGGCCACCCGCCGTCATCCGCGTGGAGTCCCAATTGCCACGTCGACACCGCTCCGGTGACTACGTTGACGCTTATGCGTGTGAAGGAGTCGCTACGAACATAAATTGGAACCCAGACTCTACGATTTATAGCTGTCATTCCGCTTAAGGTGCTGCTGTTTCCATGAGAAGCGCCGAGGTTTGAGTACGCCAACTCTGATGTCGGAAGCGCTTTTGTGTATACAGGCGCACCAACAGCACCGTCAGCACCAACAGCACCGTCAGCACCATCAGCACCATCAGCACCAACAGCACCATCAGCACCATCAGCACCGTCAGCACCAACAGCACCGTCAGCACCATCAGCACCATCAGCACCATCAGCAGGTTCGTAGTGAGAGGCTGGACCTTTGATTATGTACGCATTGGTAGTTGCAACAGTGAAAACCCCAGTGCTGTCGAGGAATGTAGTTGCACCTTCGCCCACGGCGGCAAGGCAGTCGCCATCGATCTGGAGTTCTGGAGTGGTGTTACCAAACTCATAGACAAAAAACTCTGCAATCTCAAGGGATGCTTGGATTCCAATGTGCCATGGAATGATAACTTCTGGGTCACCCTCGGTATATCCCATTGCTGGGCTAGCTGGAACAAACTCTACTTCTGGGTTTGGCATAGCACCCCACGCATCGTCGATGTCACTGAACACTGGCTTCCACCACAGGCCACGAGGACATTGGTCAAGCGATGGATCGTCGTTATCATAAGGTACCCAATTCCAAAGCGTGACCGTGGAATTTAGTGTGTCTAGTGTCAGTCGAGCACGCTCGGGTTGCCCAACCTCAACTCCAGTGTCCCAGCTGATGCTGTGCGATTCTTCTGCTGGTGATCCAGGAAGGGTGTTTTCCAAGAAGTAGGAGGCCCGCCCACCGGTGTTAGAGAAATCGTTGTTGTGGCGAGCCCATTCCCACCAATCGTTTTGGATGCTGGGTCTTGTTAGTGTGAACAGTTCGTAGAACCTTTGGAACGGCCAAACGGTATCCGGTTGCCCGGCGTCGACAAGTTCTTGGTCTGTCCACGGGCGCTTGACTTTGCCGAACCACTGGATGTCAATACCATTCGGCATATGTCGAAGCGTTCCACGAGAGGACCCATCGGTGATGTTCCATGCTGCTGAATAGTCACTAGAAGTGACTGCAGGCGTCGGATTTGTCGTCATTAGCGGGGCAGTTCGCTCCTCCCAATCGGCACGGAGGTATTCTTGCGCCGACTCACGCACGTCGATTTGGTAATCGCCAGTATCATTTGTTGCCCAGGAAACATTTTTAATGCTGAAAGATCCGTTATAGATAACCATGCCGAGTATAGCGTCTTGGATGCCAAAGTCGAAGCCTATGCTAACAATCTTTCCAACATTGGTAAAGCTGAATGGAGTGTTAATAGGGACTATAATCCATGTGTCATCAACCGGATTGGCCGTTGTCGTGTAGATGTAGCCCTTGTCGTAACTGGAATTTGGTGACCCATCAACAAGGATTTTCAGAGTCGTTGACGGGGAAATACCAAAGTCCGCCATAAAGTTCAGTGTAATCGTCTCATCAATATTGTAGACCCCTCCTGCTGGAGCAAGATCATCGTGAAATCCAAACGAGTAGATAAAGTCTGCGTACTCGGGATGGGCATGTTCCACCAGAGAGTAGCGAGCGTCACCACGAGCATCGGTATGATACTGCGTGTGATCGTCGTCGTTTCTACCAGTAAGTGCGCCATGGTCGCTAGTACCACTGCCGGTTCCTACATCACCCGAAAACCCACGCGGCCCTACAAGGCCAGAACCAAGCATATGTGTAGAACCAGTTGCTGGATCGACAACAATCGTCTGAGTTCCGACAACAATTTTTGGAGTTTCAGTATTATCAAAGAAAGTACTCATGCTGTTACAACTCCTTGGAATACTACTTCCAGTGGCTCGCGAAATACTGAGAGAGGCTCTCCCCCACTAACTCTTTTTAAGTCCATAAACCCCGTGGTCCTAGTAATATTTTCCACATCAGCTACGGGCAAAGTTAAGACAACCTTACCGTCAGTTCCGTCAGTGTTGAATGTTACTGCCCATGTGGCAATGAGAGTTGAGGTTGGATCTTCGCTAACTCGAATCTCACTAGTAATTGTGTCAGCAGACAAATCTATACCAAGGCTAACTGGAACAATGTTTGTGCGATTCTTGTGTACAACAAGTTGGTTGTTCATATCTACCTCCTATCTTTGTGGTCTTCGTTATCTTGTCCGGCGTAAGAGCGCATAGCATTAAGCGCTTCAGAATATAGCTCCTCAACGCGCTTAGCCGAAGCAAGTTGCTCTACCTTGGCATTTAGAAGTTCATTTTCATTTCTTAAACGTTCTTGTTCAAGGTTTTCTCTTGAAGAGCCCAACTTCAGATAATGTGTTATTATCTGTGCCGAAGCTGATCCTTCTATCATTTGTCTTTCTGCAAGATCTACGGCTAGAGAAACAAGTTGGTTTTCTCGGTTCTCCGGCGTAGACGCGGGACGACCCCGACGACGTCCAGTTCGCTTAGAAGCCACTTATTCCTCCTTTCAACTGTAGAAATGTGGGCCTGACTAAGAAGGCTCAACCCGGGAGGGCAGGCGATCACATTGACCTAGCCAGGCCCACGATTTAACTAGCCATTCTTAGATCATTAATGTTGATCTGGAATTCGCTAATGTTGGTTCCTAAAGCCCAAGTTCCAGCTTGTGTCAAGAAGTGGACCATGTTTCCACGATCTACGTTTTTAACTCCATAGACTGACATAGCTTTTGCTCTGGCTGCGCATTCTCCACCGTTAGCCACCATTGTTTTATAGGATTCCGAGTCAACCGGTAATACATACCAGTCACCACATGTAACCCCAGTTTCTGGAATGACAAAGTCGGATTCTGGGTTTTTATGGTCTACTCTTTCTCCATCTCCTCCATGGTAGTTTATAACGGTCATTGATTGAACATGTGGGTTATCCAAAGAACCCGGACCCCAGATCATGGAGTGACCCGGAAGACCTGACGCGGACACCGAAACTCCATCAATCAGCTTGCCCATAAACCATTCTCCAGCATTTAAAGCTTGCTGTGGGAACCCCGCAGGTAAAACAGGTAGATCTTGATCGTACTGGATCAATTCAAAGGTATGTTGATCATCAAGACTATGAATAATACAGCGTTTGTCAAAAGCTGTAGAAGGATACCCAGTGATCCAGTATCTTCCACCAGCAAACGGTTTTGGTATTCCAATTACAAATTGATTAAACCTACCATAACCACTTCCCCACGTGACTGCCCTGTAAAAATTATTTCCAAGCTGCATAGGTGTTCCAACACCGACACCATCTCGGCCAACTTTTGATGGATCCGTTTTGTGCGTGAGTTCTGGTGTTCCATGCCAATCAATTACTCGCCCAACTTTTTGAATCATAGATCGATCTTTCCAACAAGGAATAGTCTCACCAATTGGAAGACGGAATTTTTGCCACTGATTCCAAGGCAAGCTCTGAACAAACTTATCCAACAAAGTTAGGTTAATAATTTTTACTTCCATGTCATCCTTTCCAGATGTTTTCCAGCGTTACGATGAGCCAGAACCGAGTCAGGTCACCAACAATTCCGTCGGCTGTAAGACCAAGGTATTTTTGGAAATCTAGAACCGCGTTGTGTGTGTTAGGACCCCATCTACCGTCAATTTTGAGTCCTCTGCTGGGATCAACTATGTTTATTGCTGACTGTAGAAGAGTAATCGACAACCAATTCGACCCATTGCGGATGGTTTCCTGGCTCCGAAGTGTATCGGCGGTTTGTTTGGCTACCATTCGTCGTACTGCAGCCCAGTCGATGGTTGATGGAGGCTTTGTCGGTGACGGAGGAGAAGTTGAGTTTCCCCATGGAGGAGCAGAAGCTCCGTTGTTAACCCAATGCTTTAGTTCGCTTCCGGGACAACTGGTGGGCTTCCAATCTGAATGGACTTTATTTAAAAGAACACTAAGACGCAACGCTTCGTCAACAAAAGCGGTCTTTGCTGCCTGAGTAAGCGGATCGCCATCACCAGCTATATAACACGTTGCGTAAGACAATTCGTTACCAATATTGGTTCCATTTGCGGCGGTTCGAACACCGACACCACGGCCTTCGTAACGATGGCCGTGAGGACACACGCCAGAAGTATACGCAATATCTGACCAACCACGACTATCCATATGGAATGCTTGGAAGCCGCGCCATATAGACGCACACCGACTGTGGTCTGGTAGTTGGTTTCGCCATGGTGAAGGACCGGCCCAATGTGCCGTGAGATGTTTTGGGTTGATGCTGCCTGACTGGTTCTTTGGTTGGCGTAGCCCAACTTCGGTACGACTATGAAATGGTGTGCTCATGAGCGATCCTCCGCTTTTGCAACGGCTGTCAGCCATTCGCCAACTTCGTGTAATTCTAACAAGTCTACTGGAGTTTCTAGATCCATGTCAGACCCAGCATCTTCTGGTTCCTGGTTTTCAGTATCTTCCGGCATTTTTAACCTTCCTTAGTTATCGTAGATTGAATACCATCGATTCTTGACCGTACTTAATTAAGAATCGATCAAAGAATAGTCTTGTTGGTATTGGGTAATTTGCAGAACCAACCGGCCCGACAGTTACGTGTGGGTGGAATGGGTGTTCACTTACGTCATATTTAACTAAAGTATTCCGAATAGCCATAAGCTCTGGGGTTGCCAGTAATCTGATAACGTCGACTTTTTCTTCGTTACCAAAAACCTCAATGCCAAAGGTATCAATGGCCAAAGGACGGCTTAGAACCGCTAAATCGGAAACTTCTTTTGCCATCTTATTGAACTCTGTTACGGAACTGTCCTTTATTTCGCCCGCATACACCAAAGTAGTGTGTGGAAGCTCAATTTTACACCAATCATTGGTTGTTGGGAGCATTGCAACCATGATTGATTCGTTATATTCGTCCATTTAAGTCTCCAACTTTATAGTTCGTGCTTTATTTCTAAGAACTGTATAACTTTTACGCCATAGTGATCTATAAAGTCACTCATCTCATTCCTAAAGCGTAACGTTTCTTGGTTTGTCCTCCGAGAATCCAAAAACTTTCCTGAAAATATCCCTGCGGGGAAAATATAGAGAGGAGGGCGATGCAGAGGGGGGGGTGATCTTGCGAGGCCCCCCTCCCCCCCCTTGCCCATTCCGCCACAGCTTTAATCTTCATCTACCTCTCGTAAAATTTTTATATAATTACCTGGGAGGTTTTCAAATACTGCTTCATCAACTGCTTGCTCAACCGCAAGAGCTTGATCAGCTTCAGACATTTCATATGAGTTGAAGGTGATCCTAGCTAGGAAAGAGGCAGTATGGTAACCTGCTCTAGTGTCAAACTCATACCACCGACGGTACTCATCAAAAGGATTGTAAGGATTGTCAATAGTAGAAAGCATTGCTAATCTTAGTGTCATCTATGTCTTTCCTTTCCTTCTAGTAGAGTGCCTCATCGAGAGTACCAAGTGGTACTCCCAACTGCTTAGAAATGTCAGCACGAGTGTAACCTTGTGCTAGCATAGCCTCGGCTCGGCGGGTCTTACTTGATGTCATTGTCTTCGATGACTTCGGTCTAGCAAACTCTTTAACAGAATCCATATCAGAATTAGTAAGTATCTGCTTAAGGTTACTGTCACTGATAGCACCAGCTTGAATAGCTTCCCAGTGCTTTGCCGTGATCACAATTTTTTCTTTAGAAGCACCAGTTCTATTGCGTGCTGCAGCAAGAGCTTGATGCTTTACCTTCTTCTGAAGTGCTATGTTAGTTTGCATTTCTACGCTTGATTCTAACTTAGCTTTGTATGTTGCCTCAGCAATGTTTTGAGCACGCCTCTCGCGAGGGGCGTTGGACTTAGCCAGGGCCAAGGCTGAGTTAAGTTCCTTAACTTCCTTTGAGTATGTCTTCTTGGCAGAGGGTGACCAGTTTGAACGGGGGGTATTAATTGCCTCCAGCCTAGCCGCGTTGGCCATACTCTTAAGTCTGTTAGAGTGGTCGGCATAGAGATTTTCTATGCGTCGGTCTTTACCAGACGTGATCTCCCGTGCGTCTCGGGTTACTTCAAGGAGCGCCTTCCTCTCTTGCTTAGGCTGCCCAGTCTTATAGTTAGTTTGGCCTGATGGTACAAACTCAAGCTCACCAGTCTTTTTATTGATTGGCCCACCTTCAGACATTGGGCGAGCCTTCATCTTCTCTTGATACCTTGGACTCTGGGCCCTTGAGATGATAGTGGATGATCCACCTGTAGGCTGGTACTTAGCTTTAAGCTGCTTGATAGCGTTAACCTTAGCTGATTCTTTGTAGTTCAGCGCATGCTTTTCAGCATCAATAACAACCATTGAATGACGTACCGCTCTAACTAACTCATCCCTAGATGCACCAGCGATAGTCATGTCGGTTATTAGATTGGATATGCTACCCATTTCGGCTCCCGTGTTTTTCATTACTGGCATGCCTTTGAATCCTCGATACTGTTCGCGAGGATTAAAGTTTTTTAGGCCTTCCAACGCTGGCGTTGACTTAAGCTTACCTGAATTATTTGGCACTACAAGTACTGTGTCACCATCAAAGTCGGCACCAGACAGGCGCTCAGCTACCTTTGAATTAATACCAACGGCATCTCGCGCATTATCTAGGTACTTCTTGGCTTCACGGTTCTTATTGTTTACTGTAAGCTCAGGGATCTCAAACGTTCCACCATGTGGATAACGAATCAACGCAACTCGTTCGCCATCATTGTAGTTAGGTGCATAGATCTCTGTGTCTTTCAAGCTGTTAACTGGAAGGATGGCGTGCCATGACTGCCTAGGAAGCTTAGATGCCTTTAGATGTACGGCTGCTGCATCAACATCTGAAGCAAAGTCTTCAAGCATCTTCCTTTTTACAGTAGGGTTAGTCAATGTCATTATCTCATCAAGCTGGTTCTTACGAGCCTCATACGTCATATCCAGTTGTTCTTTAGCAAGCTTTGGTGGCTGCTTAGACAGAACCTGGGATGCTATAGTGTCGGACCAGTTAGACCAATCACCCGCTTCATTCACAATGTTTACTACTGACGTAACCTTTACCCTCCCATTAGGAAGCTCTGTACCAATCTGTCTACTGATCACCGTGCCAAACGGGTTGTCTTTGTCTACGGCACCTTTGTCATCTCGGGTAAGTTCCTTTAGTGAATCAAGCTTATTTCCTGTATCCTTTTTGTTAGTGTTAAACTGTACATCTACACCATCAGGAAGCCCATCCTTATAGATAGCCATACCCTTTATGTAGTGTCCAGCACCAACCTGAATTCTTACTTGTGCATAACTTGACCCTCCAAGATTAACGTCGTCTACTCCAGGACGGACATACATTACACCATCATTTAGAGCTCCACCGTCAGGCCCATAGACAATATCAACTCTCTTTAAGTTGAGTGCTAAAGGTTTTTCGATACCAAGCAATGTTTCGCCGGTATCGTTAAGTCTTTCGTTGACCTGTGAAATCTTATCTTTATTTTTAATAACATCAATAAAGGTCTTGTCTGGAGTTGTAAGTACCTTAAGCCTTGTGTCGAATGCGGTATTTAGACGTGGTGCTTTAATGTTAGAGTACACTTGATATCCATCAGCACGAAGAATTTCTAGGGAGACATTAAGTCGTTCTTTACTGATGTTAAGTAAGTTCTCAGTGCCTACACCAACATCGAGGTAACCTTTCTCATCGACTTGTGCTTTAAGAGCATCCACAGATAACTGAATAGAGTCACTACTAAGCTTAGCTGAGGGTTTAAGTAGTGATCGAACTGTAGCCTCAGGCATGCCAATGCGCTCGCCAATAGCGGTGTTTGACATTCCCTTTTCTTTTAGACGCTCAATCATAGAAATATCAGACGCTCTTTGCTCGGACTTAGCCAAGGTACGGGCTGCCCGTAATTGAGTTGTTGACATTCCGAATCCCTCTGCAATTTGGGACTCAGTCATACCTTTTTTAAACAACGACTTTACGTAATCTAAGAAAGTTCTATTATTCTCGGTAACATAGGTGCTTCCTTCGTTATTACCACCAGATCCCCAAGGATACCTTCCTGATCGACGGATAATTCCATAGTGTACTAAATATTCCGTTGTTTCTAATTCCATCAGAAAAACTTCTTTCTAATTTTATAGGTTATCATCGTTTCTAATTTCTCTGAGTCGTGCATCGTGACGGACAATTGTTTCCATGATTGTGTCAATAGATTCAGGAATCGCCTCGTATACTCGAATCTCATCTCTTTGATAGATCCTTAATTCGGTGTCAATATCATACGGAGATATGCTATATTCTAAACAGAATAATGCAGCATACACTTCCAACTGTTTTTCTTTGGCGGCTATAATTCCAGTTTTTAGATCATGGATTCGTAGTTTGTTTCTTCTAAAAGAAATTGTATCTGCGCTGCCAAAACAGTTTTCAGAGAAATATAAAAGTTGCTCACAAAACATCTTGTAGCTAATAGCGTCATTAACGTATGTTGATAACGCCTGATTACTTTTTGCTAGCTTGACGCCTAGTCGAATTGCTTCATGAGCTAAGTCGTGTAAATCAGTTCCTCTACGAGAAGCTTGAGCAGATTGAAATCTAAGCTTTAGCTTTTGGTCGTCATAATTTAACCAACTGTTACTACTCGGGCTCAAAAAGGCGTGCTTGCCTTGCAACTCTGAATGTTTGTTGAAGAGCATTTAAAACATTCTCCTCGTTTTCTGGGTATATGAATGCCGCAAAAGACAGTCTATTAAACCATTCGATATAGTACGGTTGATTTGGTTGAGTTTGAGCATCAGCGGAGCACTTAACCTCAAGCATTGCCCACTTATCCTCAAACAAAATAAGAAGATCTGGAATCCCTTGTATATAAGACGGATCATTCTTAATAACAAAACATCCAGGTAGAAGCCTACCAAGACGTACTATGATGTCGTTCTGATATTTACTTTCTTGCATGTCCCTCCAATTGAAAAAGTAAAGAAATGCGTTTGCATATCCAGAGTCTCTCTATTATAAGCGTTGTATTCTTAACGAGAGTATACGTTATCCAAATATGTAGTGTGCTCCTGTTGGGTATACTGCGGTTCCCATTGTAGCTGATTTCCAGACATCTTCAAATAGAAGCCCATCCTTAATAGCCGCATCAATGATTGACGGATATCCTTTACTATTGTCTACATTACTAACTCTTTTTATGTAATAGCTTTCTGGTTGATCTTCTACAAACTGTCGAGAATACTTCCATGCAAACCAAGAAGGTCGCCATGCTAGGTTTGGTGCAAACGTGTTCTCTTTGTTATTATCCAGCATAATGACGGTATCACAGAATACTCCATAATCGCTTGGGCCAAAATATGGAGGATCAACAAATGCTTCTGCCACAAGAACTCTTATGGATCTAGTTAGTCTTACACCATACTGTACGAGTGTTACTTTGTAGTCGCCCTGCATTGTTCGGCTTTTTGCCATTAGCTTATCTGTTCGGTGGTTTAAGACTTCTCCAAACGAACTTATACTGTAACTTGGAAATCTTTCGATTGGTTTCCAGACCTCTTGCATTGTCTAATTCTCCTTTTGGCCAGATTTGACCAGTTTTGGGTAACAAAGAGTTGTGGGTAAAATGTCATACCTCTATACTCTCTTCATATATTAAGTCGTATAGAGGGGGGTATAAATACGTAGTACTTTTTGAGTTTTAGATTTGACGATCACCACAAAGTTGGTTATCACTAAAAACGCATAATAAATTTGGTTGTTTCGTATAATTTAACACACTTTCATACACATTCACACACCTTGTTCGTCCGTCAAATCTGACCAAATATTTCGCTTTTTTAACATTCATCGATTTCAAGTGGCTCGTTTTCAAGCATTTTAGCTATGTATTTTCTCTCGTTAAAGGTTTCCTTAGAGTCAAGTGCATCGCGTATAGCTCTATCAATCTCCGAATTTGCCCACAAGATATAGTAGTAAAGTGTTGTGAAAGGGGTATCAAGACGGTCTATTCTACCTTGAGCCTGAGTAAAGTTCTTCCAAGAATATGTTAGGGAGTAGAGGACCATAGCGTCCGTGGACGTGCAATTCCAACCTTCAGCACCTGCAGTATACTGAACAAGATAAACCCACCTTTCACTATCCGGTATAGGATTCTTACGATGACCATTCCATTCACCAATCTCAATACAACCACCTAACGTTCTTAGTAGTTCTAGTTCGTAGTTAAATGTGTAGAATATGATTAACCTATTGTGGCACGTCATTAGCTTACGAATCATATCTAGTCGTGATGTATCTTCATTTACAACTCTACGCATTAGTCGAAAGACTTCTGAAATATCGCGAATGGGTTGATCTTTGTATGGGTTCCAACGATTTTTCAGGACTACATCAAACTTCTTACGGTCGAAGCCCACTTCAATATAATTTAGCATTCTCTCGGTATGTTTGATAAAAGGCATCTCAATGAGAATATCATTGCGTAGTACCTCTAGGTGACGCTCGTTAAGATAGCCACGAATCTTTGGGTACTTGGAATATGACGCATACAGTACATGCTTCATCTTGAACTCAGTTATGTTCTTAAAGAATCCATTTGCAATGAATACCGGAGCGTAGTCTAACCAGTTGTCTCCTGGTGTGGCACTGAGCATAATCCATTTGTTTCGCTTAGCAATCTTTATAAATGATTTAACCCAAGAGCCATTACCAACAAGTC